TTACCCTTTAAATGTTGTATAATACATCATATCTATATAGCCGGCATGGTGATTCAAAAGGGCTTCAATTTCTATTTTATTGCAACGTCCGAAGGGATTAGGCAAACCTCCATTATGGGCTAACCATTCACATAGTTCTACAACAGAAGACCTGTTAGAAGTAAAGAACACAAAAGGGTGCTTTAGTAGCACAAGTATCACGTCCAAATAGTCGCCCAAACGCCAATTCATATTATAACTGTCTACCTCCGTATTCAAGTAAGGTGGGTCTACAAGAAACACAACGTTAGGTATTTCTTTATAACGGTCGAACAGACTTTTGTAGTCCTCCGATACGATGGTTAAGCCGGATAAATAATCCTCACATAAGGAATAATCAGACCTGCGTACCCTATTGTACATGCTTTCCTTTTTAAAACTGTTGAGAGTTGTTGCATATTCCGCGGAGAACATTAAAGACGATGATAGTGTTATGTAGTCTACATAGCCATAGCGCGCATTGTGCTCTTCAATACATCTTATCACCGCCGCCTTTACATCGCCGGGCATTAATTTAGCACGCGGTACATCTTTCACAACTTCGCGAAGTTGCCCTAATAGCTCATTTGTTTGCTCTATATGCACCAAACGCTGCCGATAATTGTCGAAATCATTGTACACAACGGTGGCATTTGGCTTTTGACGCTTGGTTATATGCGACAGTAAGCCACTACCCCCGAACAAATCGACAAATACAGCATCATCAGGATATTGCCGCAATATTTTTGTATATTCCTTTGCAAATCTGCGCTTTTGTCCTTGAAAAGGCAATGGTGCGGAATTGTATTCTTTTCTTTTCATAACATTTTTTTTTCTTTATTATCGTATTTTCTTTGTATCTTTGCAAAACATCTCACCCACACATAAAACAAAAAGCTCAAAGCGCGAACGAGGACATAGCCCCCCGAGTCGTGCGCTTTGAGCGTTTTATTAATATGTCGGTGAGATGATTTATTAATCGGCTGGGGGCTTTTTTTATTCCCCCATAAGGTTTTACTCTAAAACCAATTCGCCTCTTTCAATGGCGAAATAGATATCACGTACCCCTTTGTATGCGGCAGATTGCTCTTCTATGTCTGGGATAGAATTCCAATGCCCATCTGTGAATGTCGAGCCGTTGTGTCCATAATCTGCGGCGCAACTTTCATCGGCAACGTCATCATGGGTACATTTGGCTACATGGTCGTGAAAAAGCAACACTTTAGCATTTTTGGGGTCGCTAATATCTGCCTTGTAGGTAACTACGTGAACAAAGCCATTTATAATGACAATACCATTCACGTCTGCTTCAACTCTTTTTTGCATTACTTTTAGTTTCATAATTCATTTATTTTAATATTACACTAACATTTCTCCTTTTATCCAATCAACATTATAATAGCTTTCTTTCCCTGTACGAGGATTAACCGACAATTTTACTTCAAGGGCGGCAAAGTTATTAGGGTAAACAGAGATGGTCGTACCACTTCCCCAAATATTTATATAGCTGGTGGTTTGGTTGTATATAGCTATGGTTTCGCCTATTAACGTTCGAGCTATTTCAAAATCAGCATCGCCCGCAACACCGGGCAATGTTATAAATATAGTACGGTTGAACGAGCCTTTAAATAAAGTAATAGCGGAGACTTTTCCAGCAACAAATACGTAACCAATATCGGGATCTACTTTCGCATATTTAGTGATGTTTTGAGGTGTTATTACAAGCATTTTCTTTCTGAAAGAGCCAACGCCTGACATATATCCATTGACTGGGTCAAGAATTATGTCTGGATTGAAATTTGTGTTGCCGTAATCCGTACTTGGACTTCCATTTATATCTCCGCATTGGGAGAATAGTTTCCCCTTATCAAACACCCAACCGCCCAGCAGAGCTTTCCCCTTGTTTACAACAAAAGGCTTTTCACCATTGTGTTTGATTTCAAAATTGGCAGCTTCGACAGATACCGTGCCATTGGTCAGGTCGATACCAGTACGCTCGACGCTGTCCACGACGTCCGGGTCTTTCCATGCTGTGCCCTTTGCGCCCTCTTCAAGTTGAATTTCCGACAAATAAGCTTCGCCATTTCTTGTATAGCCTATGAATATTTGAAGATAGTTGTAACCATCCTCCATATCGAAAGAGTATGAATATTGTTTCCAAACACCATAGGTAGACGGAATATTCGGATAGCTCGTCTTCGGAGCACTCATATCCTTAGAGCGACTTCGCTTGATTTCAATATATGGCTGTTCGCTTCCGTATATACGAGTGAACATTGACAGTGTGTAGGTACGACCGCCCAATGCCTTTACAACAGGAAACTTGCAACCGTTCCATTCGTTCTGTGGCGCACCGTGGCGCACAATGGCAAGATAAGGATTGTCAAGGTGTGCTACACTCGCATAGTTTCCTATTGTTACGTATTGAGCTCTTTGTAGTAACAATAAGTTCAAAGGACGCAGGCTCGCGCCCTTGAGTATATTCACACCGCTGAAGGTCTGTTTGCTGACCTCCAAACGAATCTTCTCTGCATCTTGCTCTATGGTAGACATGCGCTTTTCAAGCCCTTGTTTATCAGCTTTGTTTTGGGCAATGATGCTTTGAAATTGCTGCTCATTGGTAAGGAATTTAGCTTCATTCCACTTCTGAGCACTCACCATAAATTCAGCAATGGCAGTGCGTGTTTGTCCTTTGTAGGTGGCAGTAACCTCCACCTTTCCGCTCCACTGGTTAGGACTAATACCGTCAAAGTATAGCGAGTTGTCGCCAACAATTCTTGCGTAGCAATTGTAAGGGGTAACATCTATGCTGCTGGGCACAACTTCTGTTTGTCCAAGAAACATTCGTATTTTACCCTTGTTCTGTGCCAAGTTTTCAATATTGCCTTTGTCGTTTGTTTGGAAAACAAAGGTGTTGGGAGTGATAACGAGGGTGAGGGCATCTTCCCCCTTATCACCGGGCTTCCCATCTTTGGGAGCTCGGCTCACCGTAAAGGTGCGTTGTGCTATTATTTCTGCCATCATTATTACTTTTATTTATTAAAGGAGGGTAAGGGCGTATAAATGCACCCTTACCATTTTAATATAATTCCACGCAGAACGCTTGGCTTGCGCTTAATAAGTCAGAGTAGGCTATATCAAGTGAGTAGCGGGCATTCGGCGCGTCTTTTGTGCAGGCTTTATACCCACTTGTGCCCCATGTGGTGTCAATTGCATTGTTAGCTGCAAAACGCCACACGCGCATATTATGTGCCCCCAGTATCACAGTATCTGTAATATAGGTAGCCCCTTGACGTATTTTAAACCAGTGCAACAAGCTGCCACCTTCAGCAACGTTATCGCCGTTGGGCTGAAAAACGTCGATTTCGTAAGGATCTGAGCCGTCGTACAGCGTACCGATGGCAAACACCTCCTTGTTTGCCGTTGCGCTTGCGGTATCGGTATCTTTTATGACACATTTGAATATCCCGACATTTACGACAGCCGATGCCGGCACTGTTATTTCGTTGGTATTTATTCCACTGATGCCATTGGCATTAGCGGCTTCGAGTTTTACCCACACGCCGTTGCGTAGCTGATACCACATGTAAGATACGTTAGATGTGTCGATGTCGCCGCCACGCATCAAGTCGCAATGTATCTTCAAAGCCTTACCGGCATTGTCGAAGGTGTCGCCGTCAGGCATATAAAGACTTGCAAGGATATTTGCGCCGGCATTTTCCATCTTCGTTATTTCTACTGACGCTACCACTTGCGCTGCTGCTCTTGAAACAGGGTCGGTGTAGGTCGCCTCACAAGTTATCTTCAAGCCTGTGCAGTCTGTTAGGTTGGCTGCTAACTTCTTAGCAAGCCCGGTGCCTGCCGTCAGTGCCTGCGTTGCCGCTGTGCCGTCCTGCTTGACAACCTTCCAATTTAAATCGCTAAGGTACGCTGTCTGGTCTCCGGACTTCCCGCTTACCAACAGCATTGGTGTCAAGGTAAGTGCCGATGCAGCATAGTCAGGCGCAAATGTTTTGCTGTCGCGTGAAAAAATCTGCGTGAGAGCCTTGTCCGTCTTAAGGACGAAGGTGAGTGTCTTACCATTTACCAGTTTCTTTACCGTAAATGTTTTCTGTGCTAATACTTCTGCCATTGTTCTTTATTTTAAAATGTTATACTTGTTAATACTTTCTTTCCTGACGAATTAAGGAATTTACATACGAAAGATGTGTCGCCCATCAAGTCGTCATACGTTACATTTATTTTATATCCATCGTTGCTATGTCTGTCTTTCCACGCTATGTCGCCTGCTTCGTATTCGCTTACCCTCTCCCATACGAAGCGCGTAGATGGCAACTTGGTAGTTATCTCGACGTCATTTTCCCATACATGGACTTCAAAGGTGGCTTTCCAGCTTGTTTGCCCCTCCGTATAGGCTGCGCTGCCTGCCGATGCGTAGCCCTCGACGCGTAGCCCGGTGCCGCCATCTTTCCCCTTGGCAGCATACTGCTTCCATTTATTGGATTGCCCCGTTGGTTCATCGGTGTTATTATCGACGAGTGAAAGCCACGTGCTGCCGCCATAATACCACGCTTCATATTTGGCTGCCACCGTGCCCGGTACCCAGTCGCCACGGTACAGCACGTTGGGAATGCGCTCACCGTCGGAGCTTACCCACTCGAAGTGGCGGCTATTCATGTAAATTTTATCGCTCGACAGATGGAATATGGCGTTACCTTTATTCAGCGAAAAGTCGTGAATGTTGCGATACACTTCGATAGTTCCTCCCTCCTCTTTTGAGGTGGTAATCATCGTAACGTTCATACGGTTGCGGTGCAGCAGTGGGTCTATACCGTGGGCAATATCCCACAGCGTGTTGTGCCCGCATAGTACGATATTGTCGCCTGCCTTCGGCTCGTCGTTTCGGACGTTCTTGTCGCGGTAGGCATCATCGTTGGTAATGACGATATACGCTTCTTCCGTTGCCGTTTTCTGTACCACCTCCGACACGCAACGCCAGTAGTAACGGTTGCTGACATTCTCATACACACCTGCCTTGATGTTGAATGTCTGACAAAGTGCTTGGTCGCCAGCCTCCCAATCATTGGTGATAGCCTTGTCGCCATCATCGGTATGTAGGTAGCATTTCCAGCCACCCGGCACACGCACAACCTTTTCTATAATGGCATTTGCACCTGAAAGCACAATGTTGCCGCCGATGTGCTTATACTCGTCAATTTGGAGCGAACGAAAGATAGCCTTGCCAATCACCTCGAGGTAATCAATCTGTCCGTGTGCTCGACCCTTTTCATCGAGCCAAACACCAAAGCCGTTAATGGTGCGTTCAAATCCCAATGTTTGGATAGCCTTCAATATGGCATTACCCGTGCCGTCGATGGCTGCGCCATTCTTGAATGCAATACCTTTTAAGAAGGTGATAATTTCCTGCGCCGTATCGGGTGTATTCTTGTTAAGAAATTCCTTAAGTGCTCGCTTGGCAGAAAATACATTGTGTTCGCCAGGTAGCGTATCGTCGCCACTGCCTATAATATCAGGAATATCATTTGCAACCTCTCCTATATAGTGCCTTACGTCGTTAATGCTGCCTTCCATTGCCGCAATCTTGCCTTTTGCCACGGCGTCGCTCATTTCGATGCTTACGAGCGACGGCAGGTCTACCTGCCGTGAAAGGCGGGTAATACGGCTCATACGGTAGCCAACGGGGGCAAAATACTCTGCGCTTTCAAGCCGTATGCGCCTGCCAAGGAAAAGGTCGGCGCGCTGCTGCTCCACCCATACGTGGTCGGTGTCAGCTTTATATACCGAGTTGTCGATAAAATTCTCTTCGTTGAATTTCTTTACCGCTTCCAAAAATTCTTTTTCGGCAAGTGGGTAGTATTCGTCGGGCATGCGCAAGTGTGATAATATGTATTTGTCGCCCACCTTCGGCACAAGAACACCACCCGGCACTTGCATCGTGTCGTTGGGAAAGATGGTGATAATTTCAAATTCCTTTGCCGTATCGTCGTAGTTCACCTCAAAATAATGCTCCTCACTCGTACCCTGTCCGGCAAGCTCACTACCCTCCTGAAAGGCAACACGCATCACGTAACCGCCTATTTTGTAATCGTTAGGGTTGAAGTTAAGCTCCTTATCCTTGAAGTAATAGATGGTAAACGGCTTCCCATCTTTGCCTGTGCGCTCCTGTGAGCGTACTGCCGACACCGTACCAATTCGGCGCGGGTAAATATCGGCAAAGGCAGCTTCTTCGAAGTGATGTACCACGCCGTATTTGTCTACGTCTTTATCGACGTACTTCTGTCCACCCGGTAATTGCAGACGGGTGTGCCCGTATTTGTCTCGGTCAATGTTCTTTGTGCTGCCTATAGGAAAGAGGCGCGAATAGAACTTTACGTTGTCGGCTTTATCACGCTCCAACGATATAAGCCCCTTTTGGTAGCCCAACGTTAAAGGCTCTCCATATTGTGCCTTTGATATGTTGAGCGTTGTACCGTTCTCAAACCAAAATTCCGTCTTCGCCGCCTTGGCGAGCATATCCAAAGCATCATTGCAGTAAGTTCCCTTGTAGTCTATAACAAGGTTCTCCGTCTGCTTTACCTCGCCAAGCCTGAATAATTGCTTGCCGATGGCGTTATTTATCGACGTCAGTATTATCCTGGCGTGCTCCATAGCGGGGGCAGTAAGCGTAAATACGGGGGTGTTTTCGCCGTCGGTATAGTTGATAACCAAAAAGCGTTTTACAAGGCTTTCAATGCCATACAGCGTCAGGTTGTACTCCCATTCCTTCGTGCTCTTCATGCGGGGTTTGAAACGTTCCATCAACCAATAGCGTTCGCCACAGAAGTCCACATAGTCGTTCACGTCCAGTTGCACGTATTCGTACAGCGTGAACGTCAGCGATAAGGTGTTATCGCCTTGCAGCTGCTTATCTTGCCTACCATTTGCACTATCGGCTATGCAGCGTACCATGTCTTCTTTTGTATAAATTTCTATCATCGTTTGAACGCTATTTAAAGGGTGTTTAAATGCCTGTTAAAAGCTGGGCTTCGGCTCGCGGAACGTGGCATGCAGTGCGCCACAGTGCGCTTCTTCCACCCAAAGGTTGGTAAGGGCATCAAAGGGCGTAAATTCCGAAAGGAAGGTACGCATTTCAAGCCCCAATGTCGGGAACGTCCATACAAGCCACCCGTCATTTCCATTCTTCAATGCCTGAATGAAGCGGCGGTAACGCTGTAGGAATTGCGCCTTGCTGTCCGCCATGATGGCGAAGTGCAGCTTTATGTCGCGGGCTTCACTTTTTGGCAACAGTCGGTTGGAATACTTCTCGCCGTCCTCTTCGCGGAAGGCTACCGCCACGTGCGCCTTCATCTTGGCGGGTGTCAGCAGGGCTTCAAGGTTCTTCTGCTCGCCCGCCTTTTCTTCGCGCAGGAATACGTGGTACTCCGTCCAAATGTCCTTTCCATTTAGCAATACTTGATTTTCGAGTATATCCATTTTATTTAACTTTAATACCATCACGTGCCAACACCTTTATATCGTCGGCAATATCTTCCAGTCGCTCACAATGCTTCGTGTAGCGTTCTATCCTTTCAAGGTGGCGTGTAGATGCCTGCATCTGCTTTACGGCATCTTCGAGCTTTATGTCCATTGATGCAAGATGTATCTGTGCCGATGTCATCAACCCCTCCAGCTTCGTGCCCTGTGCCTGTGTCATTGTCTCAAGGCTGCCAGCACGCCCTTGCTGTGCTGCACCACCAAAGATGTCAATACCATACTCCTTTGCCTTTTTCTTAAAGAACTCCAACAGCGATGCAGCCTTGCCACTGTCGGCAGCCACATCAGCGGTGAGCCTGTCCAATATCCTGGTATAGGCGGCAAAGCGCTCTTCTTCCGAAAGGTGCTCGTCAGTGGCGTATTTCTCCATGTCCTTTTGCGCTTTCAGGAAGTACTTTTGCAACACGGCAGAATACACCATATCAGCACCTAATTTTTCGAGCATGCGCCCGACGCTCTCCACCATTGCCTTGCCTGCATCTGTACCGCTTCTAAAAGCGTCCACCAGCGCATTGGTAATTGTATTGCCCAATTCACCGAAGATGTCCGTGAGGTAGTTGCGTATTTCCTTGAACGCTTCTTCCTGCTGCTTGGCAAGGTCGATAAGGTGTTGCAGGGCTTCCTTGCTTGCGTCGCTCATCTTCCGCGTTTTTAAAATGCTTTCGGCAAGTGATACGTTGAATTTACCGTTAGCATCGAGCAGCTTCGGGTATTCGGACAGCAAGCTGCTGTAAGTGTCCTTGCCTTTGCCCCAGCCAAACAGACCTGTCTTCTTGTGTCCTGTTACCACCTTTATATCGTTGGCTTTCTTCCACGCCTTTTCGAACTCTTCGGCTGCCTGTTTCATTACATGTATGGCATTCGTTGCCTTGCCGTAGCGGTCAGTGCCGAAAGCCGTCGTACCCCGTTCGTACAGTAAGGCTTCCTGCATCAGCAGCAAGTTGTACGTCTGCTGTTGAGCGATACGCTCCTTCATGATGGCATCGAGGGCTGCCCTGTGGCGTGCGCTGGCAGAAAAAGCCTTGCCTATAATACCAATAGCTTCGCTTACAGCTGCCATGACACCGCCCACTACACCACCATTGGCAAAGCCTTTGGCAATGTTGGAAACGCCATTCATAACATCTTCCACCGTACCCATGGCTTCTGCCATGCTGTCGTTGCCCATCTCCTCAAACATCTTTGACAGTCCACCGGCTATCTTTCCCACTTCGCCGGCAACTTCTGCCGATGCCTCGGCAAGGCGCTTTATCTTCTTCTCTTTGTCGCTTTTGTCGCCCTTGTTCTTGTCGTCCAACAAGTCTTTTATAGCTGCTGCCAACGCCTTGAAAGGGTTCTTTTTCAGGCTTTCTTGTTTTAGCTTCTGCCATTGCTCCATGAAAGCCTTCAGGGCTTCGGGCGACTGCTGGAGCCGCTTCAGCTGTTCGGGCGTTATGCCCATTTGCGCAATGTCATTCTGTGTGATGGTACGTTTGGTATTGCCTTTTTTGTCCTTGATGACGGCTGCTCCATCGGCGGTAAGCTCACCTTTCGCCATTGCGTCCATATACGCCTTCAGGTCGGCGAGCTTGGCAATTACCTTATTTATCTGCTTTACACTTTTTTCTGCAGGGTCTTCGAACATATCGACGAAGATGCTCGCACTGCTCTTCATCTCGTCCAGCTCTTTATTGTCAATATCTTTCAGCGCCTGCGTTTTGTCCTTTTCAAGCTGCACCAAGGCGGCATCTATGATATTGGCATTATCCTTGTTTCGTCGTGCCAACAGCGTTGCCAGCTCCTTCGTGTAGTTCGTCTCAACAGCCATTCGCTGGGCATTGTAGTCCTGATGCTTTGACAGTAAGGCGTCCAAGGCTTCTTCTTCCTTCTTCTTCTCTTCCTTTACCTTATCGTCATATTCTTTTTTCTCTTTTTCGGCGATGGCAGCGTATTTGTTGTTGTACATCTGTGCAGCCTGTATGCGCTGTTTGGCAGCATCGGCACTTATTTGCGCCTCCTTTTCGGCACTGACAGCCACACCGCCTTTGCGCAGCTTCTTCACCAATTCCTTGCGCTTGGTCTCTTCCTCAAATATGCGCTGCTTCTCCTCTTCGTATTGCAGCAAGGCTTCGGCACGCTCCTTATCGTAGCCCTCTTTCATAAGTGCCACGCGTGTTTCGGCTATCTTTTTTTGCGCTGCTTTTTCAAGTTCGGCAAGCTCTTCTGCCTCGCCCGACAAGTCTTCTTTTTTATCTTTCTTTATTTTCTCCTTTTTTGTCTTTACCTTCGGCTCTTCATAGCCCTTGTTTTCCACCTTATTGAGGGCAGGCATATTTTCAAGGGCTTTCTGTGCGTAGGCTTCTGTTTGCTTTTGGTTTTCAGCAAGCTGTTTTGTCAGCTCCTTGTTGTCTTCCAGTCGCTTGTTCACCTCTTTCCTAAGATTGTCGTTCGCCGTCCGACCTGCACCCATACCGATGCGGGTAGCTCCCCCGCCAATGGTCATGCCACCTATCATTTCGGTGGTATAATCCTTGCTGCCTTTCTTTTTGTAATCTTCGTCTGCTTTTTTAAGGCGCTTTTTGTTCTCGTTTATATATTTGTCATTTTTATTTTTTTTATCTTCCAGGTCTATGCGTTCCTTGGAAAGTTTCTCCACTCGCTCCTGATAGGCACGTGCCATGGCAGCCTTCATAATGTCAGCTGCCAACTGTCGATAAGCCGTTGCCGCACGTCCTGCAAGAATAGCTTCCGTTTTCATATTGCCAAAATAAGCAGGATACGCTGCTTGCAAGTTCTTCACTGCAGCCTTTCTGTCCCTCAGACTCTTTGTGTTGTCCTGTGTGGCTTTATAAAGTATATCGAGCTTTGCTTTTTGTACAGCCGCCGAGCGGGCAACCTCCCGCATTTCTTCTGCCGCTTTCTCCTGTGCAGCGGCACTCTCTTTCGCCGCTTCACTGTTCTTATACCACATGGTGATAACGGCACCAATGGCTACCGACAAGCCCAGTGTCAGCGTTGCCATCAACGCACTGGCAGCAGCGGAAGAAATGCCAAGTACCGTTGCAAGGCGGGCATTGGCAGCCGTCCACATGTCAGTAACCTTCGACACAAATTTTATTCGGAACGCCGAATCCTTATTCAGGGCATTGAATACCTGCTGAATGCCCATCGTTATAGCCATCACGCTTTGCAGGCGTGTCTGAACGCGGGCGAGTTCCTCGTTTTCGCCTACGAATAACGACATTATGCCAGTACCGGCAGTTACTGCACCGCTGAGACCGTTCAACCCCGATGCCATAGCCTCCCAGTTGGCATCATCGGAAGCAAGTGCCTTTGTCTGTGCCCGGACGTCGCCTAAGGTGTCGCAGAGTTCGGCAGCCCGCTTTGCCATTCGCTGGTACTGTTCCGTATGCTGTTCCCCGGAAAGGCGCATGCGTGCCATCTCCTGAATAAGGCTGCGGTACTCTTTCGTTAGCTTGCTTACCGAGGCAGAAGCCTTCTTGTGCTCCGCCTCCAAATTAGCCAGCGCACCTTTTTCTTCTTCCAATACGACCTTGCAGGCACGTATATCCAGCATTAGTTCGTTCTGTGCCTTACCCGGTGCTATTTTCTCATATTGTTTTTGCAGACTTTTAAGGTCGCTCTCCACCTGCTTGACCACAGCCTTCTGTGCCGCTATCTTCTCGGTGATGGAAGATGCTGCCTGCTCTGCTGCCGTAGAGAGCCTGCCTGTTTCCTTGGCTGCTTCCTTCGTCTTGTCGATAAGGTCTCCGCCGAATAAGTACTCAATTTCGATACCGTTATTCATCGTTCAGTCTGCTTTGGAAAAAGCCTATCACTGTCTTAGGCTGTTCCGCTATTTTGTTATCTTTTGTATTATTGTTTTTTGATATGATAGCTGCTTGGTCAGCATCTATGTAACGCGGTGCGTCGGCAAGCATCATCAGCAGTGTTTGGTAGTTCACACCCCACATTATGTAGTCTACCGTCCAACCCGTTGCTTCGGCAATTTGCCATACGAATCCAAAAGGGCTATGGGAGCTTTCAAAAAAGCCCTTTAACTCCCCTTCTTTACTTGGCTCAACCTTGGTCGGAGCGGGTTGCTCCATTCTAAGGATTTGATAATATTCGTAAAATGCTGTGTGCCTATTAGCGGAATGAAGTGCAGGTTTGCAAGCAACAGGAAGGTATCGTCCACCAGCCATAACAACAGCCAAGCCAGCAGCGGAGCAAAGATGCCTGACAGTTTTCCGCGGCAGATGGTGAGTGCCACCATTTGGGCTACCGTCTTGCCGTGCCGGGCAATGAATTGCAGCTGCTCATCTTTCGTGAAGGCTTCCATCTCTTCATAGCTGACACCCATACTAAGGAATTTCCGCGCTATGCGTATTTGATTACCAAAGCAAGGACGGCGCATTGTAAGGCGCAAGCTGACGGGCTTCTTCCTAAAAGGAATTTTCCACTGAAAAAGTGGAATGGAAACGCCGATGTCCAACAGGGCTTCCGACGCTTCCACCTCTACTTTGTTCGTTTTCATCAGCCTTGCTGTGTGAGGTTCACATCTACCTTCTTGCTTGGGTCAGCCTTCAGCTGGAAGGTTATCTTGCCCGTGCGCTGCGCACCCGTGTTGTTGCCTGCGGTAATGAGCACGCGTCCACCCTTTGCCTCGGCTGTGAAGCCTGCAGGTGCAGCACTCATAGAGAATGCGCCACTGGCAGAAATGTCCACCACCTTTGTCTCACCCGCCTTCTTGAAGTTGAGTTCCGTTGGCTTCGCCTCAATGAAAGGCTTTGTATCAATGATTTTGAACGGCGCACTGTCGTCGCCCGATGTCAGCACCTCAAGCTCGCATTCGATGTGCAACGGGTCGTCGCCGCCGAGCTTACCGCGTACCATTCCTTCCAATGATGCCTTGGCAATTTCAACAGTCTGCCCAGTACCGGAAATAATCTTCACAGCACCTTCCAACACTACACTTTCCGATGGGGCTTCCCAACCGTCTTCCGTTACCGTGCCGCCCATCACTGCCACGCAATTATCCGGGAGCAGCTCAATAAGGTTGAACTTCAATACGTTTGACGCAGCTTTCTTGCGTATCTTCTTCACTGGGCTGTTGCGCACCTGCGCTGCATACAGCTTGATGTATTCAGCAGCGTCGCCACCCCAATCTATACCATCTTCAGCGATGTTGCCAATTTTCTTGCCATTAAAGAAAATGGCGTCAAGCAACATGATATAACCGTCGTTTGTTTCTTTCATTTTATCAATTTATTATTGTACCAACTAAAAATTTTAATACCTGCAAACGCCAATGCGCCCAATAATACCAATGTGCCGATAAGTTGCAGCAGCTTTTGGTAGGTGGGAGGTGGCTTCACTATTTTGGTTTTCGAGACCTTGGCAACACTTTGCACCGCCTTGTTTTCCTGCGTAGTGCTTGCGTGCCGTGCTAATATCGTTGTCTGCCTTACCTCCCTATCGATGGGCAGGGTTGAGCCCCTGATATATACGTTGCCCTCTTTGTGGTAGGCTTCTATTATTAAGCGTCCGCTTTGCCGTCGGAAGACGGCACTATCGGGCAGGTTCAGCAAGCTCTGCATCGGCAGCGTCAGCATCGCCGTGTCCGCCGCTATCTTCTGCGCTTCCGTCGTTGTCAGCATCTGTAGCGAGCTGCTTTGTAGGAAGCTGCTTTCTTGACGGAGGGAGTCGCTTTGAACTTCGCTTTGCACCAGCGTTTGCTTCGACCTGCAGCTCATGGCTGATAGGGCAAGTACCGCGGTGAGGGCAATACTGAATAGCCTCAATAGCCCGCGAAAGGCGGTCGAGCGACCGCTTGATGCGCGCGCTTTCGGCGCGTGCCTTGTCAAGCTCTTCCTGTAATGAATTGATTGTTTTTTCATTCTTTTTTTGATTTTCTACTAATAATGCTGAAATATCCTCGTACATCGTTTTATAAGTGTCGTGCACGGCTTTCGCCGCCTTTGCCGACGCTGCTTTTCGATTTACGAGCCACGCAATGGCAGCACCTATACCGCCTGAAGGTATAGCCCATTGCAGTATTTGTAGGAGCGTGTTCATTGCGTTGTCATTCATTTAAAGTTGTCGTATGCCTATTGCCTTCAGCCACTGCTGCACGTTGAACGACGGGCAAGCCTTGGGGGCTATTTCGTTGTGTCCGATAATACGCACCTGCGGAAAACGGGCGTGGAAGTCGCGCACGTATGCTGCCAGCGCATTGCGCTGCGCTTCCGTGCGGGTGTCCTTTGCCTTACCAGTGGCATCGACGCCGCCGACGTAGACAACGTGGCGGGCAATGGCATTGTACCCTTTTGCGCCGTTGGTTATCTCAAAGGCGTCCACCTGCATGTCCTCGTTGTTACGCACCAAGCGTTCCACCTTGCCGTCGAGGTGTATCATGTCAGTGTACCCGACCTGATTCCAACCTCGACCTCCCGCTGCCTTCGGAGCAGTGTGCCAGCGACGAATTTCGTCAGCTGACACCTCATGCCCCTCGGGGGTAGCTGTGCAATGTATTACTAAGTATTTAAGCTGCATAGTCGTTACACTGATTTGCCTTGAACTATGGCAACAAGCCCCTTCACGTCTTGACGCATCGGGCGACCGCCGGCACGCACAAGGAACGAGTATATATCACCGTAATAGGAGGGGTCTTTCTCATTTTCAAATACGTTCACTTCACCCAATGCACGGCACACACTGTTTTCGTGCCAAGCCAAGCCTGCCGCAAGGTCGGTAGCCGCACCTTCGGCATCTTCAGCTTTCTTTACGATGCCGTCGCCGTAAACAGCAACTTCCGAGCGCATCATTACGTTGAAGCTAAACAGCTTGCCCACAATACCGCGCTGTGCATCAGCACTGGCAAGGAATGCTTGATTTTGTACAGATGTAAGGTCGCCAAGCAACTGGTCGTACATGTACGCATCAAGCAGCAGATAGCGACCTTCCTGCGGTACGTTGTCTGCGTTGAACTTTACCATCAATTTCTGAACGTCGGCACGGCAAAGTGCCTTTCTGTTGCCAGTAGCCTTATCTGTATGCGCACTCACGGAAGCACCAGTTGTCTGCACGCAGTGTTCCTTTTCAGGAAGCCAGCTGTATATCATACTTTTTGCAACTGCCTCTTGCAGTGTCGCCTTGTCCTGACGCAACACGCTTTCGCGCTTGTTGTACGAAAGTTCCACCGTATCAGCATGTGGAATGCGGATAGGGTCGGTGGTGAACTCGTCGAGGTTGAAGCTCAAATCAACGTCAGCACGTGTGTTTACGTCAGCGGGGAAGCTGGTGCGATTCTTCTTCGTTTTTGACGGTGCGCCAGCATTGGAAATGTGCACCGATTTACCCATATTAACGAACTCATCAGCGTTGAAAGCCTTGCTTAAAAAGCTGTTATCGGCAAACAAGCCCTCCACGATGGAGCCAATCCAAATTTCTCTTTGTATAGCCATTTCTTTTTTTATTTAATTTGTTAATTCTATTTACTTACTACCACCTACATATTTGGCTTTGTTCCGAAACGCTGCTCGAATTTTTCGGCGTAGATGTCAGGGTGGTTGTCCTTGAGTTCCGTCAGCTTGCCTGCGCGGTCCAGCTCGTCCCATGTCTTGCTCTTCCAGTCGCCCATGTCCACGCGCTGTGCGCCGCTTTGAATTTGCGCCGTTACACTTTGACGTGTTGGGATAGCCTCCAAGGCTGCTTTTGCACCGTTAAAGTCGCGGTCGAACATGGCAAGGAAACTTTCTTTGCCTTTAGCGTCGATGCGCCCGTCCTTTACGGCGGCATCAACAAGGGTAACTGCCTGTTCTTGCTCTTTCTTCTTCTGCTCTGCCTTCTGCGCGTCGATGGCATCGGCAAGCGTCTTGTTCTCTTTCTGCAAGCGGTCATTATTGGCAATGAGCTCGTTCACTTTACCCACGATGTCGGCTTCTGAAGCCGAATCGCTCAAATTCAATACTTGTGTCAATTTTCCCATATCATTATTGTTGAATAAATTTTCCTGAACTTCGGTGTACTCCATCGTCGCCGTGGGTGTGTTGTCGGGCTTTAAAAAGCTGCCCATATTGACAAGGTTGCCCTTGCTGTCGTACAGTGCCAAGGCGTTGTGATTCGCGCCGATGGTAACGATACTGGCTTCGCGTGCCGTCCATTTGGTAACGGTAGGTGAGGTTTGCCCCGGCAACATCAGGTCGTAAGCATCGCTGGTTTCCTGCGCCCATGCACCGATAGACGCCATGCGCAAGAAATCGGTGTCCACCTTCTGCTGCACCTCCACCGCACGAGGGTCGTTTTCGTCGAATACGGCATCGGCAAGTATCTGCGTGCCTTCTATTCGTATATTCTCCCATCTGCCTATGGGCATCTTCCAGTCGTCGTGGTTCAGCAGCATGACAGGGTTCTTGCGGAACTCTTCCAAGTTAGCCCCAGAGGTGAGCATACGGAAACCGTAGGTGTTCACCGATTCGTCATGTAATATGAATGTTTTTTTATTCATCGCTTTTGAATGTTTTGCGCTGCAAAGGTAAGGTAAGGAAAGTGCTCCTGCAAATCGCAAAATGCTGATATACAATGTATTGTAAATATTGTACAATACATCTGCAACGCTTGCAACGCCATTATTTTTTGCGCTTATTATATGGTAACTTTGCAGCAGATAAATACAATAAAAATGGACATAAAGAAGAAGAAAGAGCTGGCAAAGCTCATATTTTTGCGGCAGCCGAACATTACGCAGCAGGAACTTGCCGACCGCGTGGAAGTGTCGCGCGTTACCATCGGAAAATGGGTGAAAGAATGGGAAAAGCTCAAACTCAACCTCTTGCAGACACGGGAAGAGCGCATTAACTCAACGTTGATGCAGCTCGACCAATTAGACCGTGCCATAGCGGCGAAGCCTGAAGGTATGAAATTTCCCGACAAGAACGAATCGCAAATACGGCGCAAGCTGACGGAAGACCTTGCCGCTCTTGAGCAAGATGCCTCGGTGCGTGATATATATAATGTAAGCCGCCGCGTGGTAGACTGGTTGCGCCCCCGCGACCTTGAAAAGGCGAAAGAGATAGCCAACTATTTTGACACGTACATAAAAGAACAGATGAGCAATGGGTAAGGCAGACGACATACAGGCACTGAAAGAATGGCGCACCTATTATAACAACTTACAAAAGGACACGGCTGTAGACACGCTCTCATCATTGGAGCGCGCCCAAAAGCGCAAGAATTTGGAAAAGAATCCGGTTGAGTGGATAAAGTTCTTTTTCGGTCAATATGCCACTCACGAATTTGCACCTTTCCATATTAAAGCTATCAACCGTATTTGCAAGAATGAAGAATGGTACGAGGTGCTTTCATGGAGCCGTGAGCTGGCAAAATCAACCACCGTTATGATGTGCGTAATGTACCTTGTATGTACGGGTAAGAAGCGCAATATACTGCTTATAAGTAATTCAAAAGACAACGCCACCCGCTTACTGAAGCCATACAAGGACAGCTTCGAGCGCAATTCGCTGCTAAAGGCTTATTACGGTGATTTGCGCGAATTTGGCTCGTGGACGGCAGAAGAATTTTCACTTACCAACGGTGCTGCCTTCCGCGCACTGGGCGCAGGCGAAAGCCCCCGTGGTACGCGTAAGGACGAAGTGCGCCCCGACACTATACTGGTGGACGATTTCGACACCGACGATGATTGTCGAAATCCTGATATTGTCAATAAGAAGTGGGATTGGTTCGAAGGTGCTGCTTTCCCAACACGAAGCATCAGCGGCAAGCTGCTGGTAGTTTTCTGCGGCAACCTCATTGCTCTTGACTGCTGTGTGAAGCGAGCGGGCGAGAAAGCCGACCATTGGGATATAGTAAATATACGCGACAAATACGGTAAAAGCACATGGGCGGCGAAGAATAGCGAAGAAGACATCGACAGAACACTGGCGAAAGTGTCTACCCGCATTGCCCAGCAAGAATTTTTCAACAACCCCCTTTCGGAAGGCGAAGTGTTTAAGGAAATGACGTGGGGCAAATGCCCGCCCCTTTCAAAGCTCCAGCTTGCCGTAGCCTACGGCGACCCTGCACCCTCAAATTCACGCAACAAGGCAACATCGTTTAAAGCACTTTTTCTTATCGGCTATTATGACGGCAATTTCTACATATATAAAGGCTACCTCGACCACGTGGTGAACGACGAATACGTGAACTGGTATTATTACATACACGACTACGTGGCAGACAAGTGTCAAGTGTACTACTTCATTGAGAACAACAAATTGCAAGACCCATTCTATGAGCAGGTATTCTTGCCGCTGTTCGCCACCAAAGGGCAGGAAAAGGGTTTTATACCCATTTCGCCCGACACGCGCAAGAAACCCGAGAAATTCGACCGCATAGAGGGCAATCTTGAACCACTCAACCGTCAGGGTAAGCTGATACTCAACATTGACGAAAAAGACAACCCTCACATGCAACGTTTGGAGGAGCAATTCTTGTTGCTTAACAAGCGTATGAAAGCCCCCGCCGATGGTGTGGACTGCATCGAGGGCGGGTGGTATATACTCAACTCAAAGATACGCACCCTGACAGTGGACAGCTACACCATCGGGCAACACAAGCGAAGCAACAAAAGATACTAATATATTATGGAACAGTGGAACTACACAGGCGGCTTCCTTACGCCACGGGAAGTTGAAACGCACCTTTACAAAGAGGCGATAGATACCATCAGCCGAGAAGATGACACCATACTACTTGCTGCCATCGATGCCGCCGTGCAGGAGGCGGCAGGCTACCTTGGCGCATACGACCGCGCAAAGATTTTCAACCAGCCAAAGCAGCGCAACGAACTGCTGCTGACATTTGTGAAGGACATTGCCGTGTGGCACTTCGTAAATCTTTGCAATGCTGGGGCGGAGCTTGAATTAAAGGAGAAACGCTACGACAGGGCTATAGCGTGGCTACGGCAAGTGCAGAAAGGAGAAGTAACGCCATCGCTACCACGTGCTGACGACGATGGCGACGGCAAGCCTGACGGTAGCACCGAGTATATATATGGCAGTAATCCAAAAAGAAATCAACATTTTTAAGCAATGAGCAAGAAAAAGAATACGACAGTAACCAAGATTTCAAAGGCGGCAGAACCTGTTGTCGTCAATCAGATAGTAGTAAAAGCCCCCACACGTAAAGTGTACGACGTGGGCGATTGGCGCAACGCTTTGCGTTCTGCCGACAGCGGACGCGTGAAAAGCCTGTACGACCTTTTTGAGGACGTATTGATAGATGGCGTGCTTGCCGATGCCGTAAGCAAACGCATCGACGCAGTGCTGAACTCCGAGCTTACCTTCTTGGATAAGGACGGCAAAGAGGTCGAAGAAATTACCGACATCATGGACACCACCGACTGGGAAGAATTGCTGCGACAGATAATGAACGAGCGCATTTACGGGCGCAGCGGCGTTGAGTTCATCTGTACCCCCGACAGCTTCCATATTGCGCCCATACCGGCAAAGCACATCAACTTGCGCAACAAGTGCATCGTCATCAACGACAGCGACGACAAAGGCGTACCTTACGAGGGCGACACGTCGCTGCTAATATTGGGGCACGAGCGCAACTACGGCTTATTACTGAAAGCTACGCCATTTGCCATTTACAAGCGTGGCGGCTTCGGCGATTGGTCGCAATGGATAGAACTGTTTGGCATGCCGCAGCGCATCGGTAAATACAACACTTACGACCCCGAAAGCCGTAAGCTGCTGGAGCAGGCATTGGAACAGGCTGGCTCGGCATCTTATGTCGTGATACCCCGAGAGGCGGAAGTCGAGACGAAAGAAGCGGGCAGTGGTAGCGGGGCTTCCTACAACGAATTCCGTCAGTCCTGCAACGAAGAAATGCTAATAACGATATTGGGGCAGACACTCACAACGGTACAGGGCAAAAATGGCGCACGCTCATTGGGCGAGGTGCACAAAGAAGTAGAAGAGGGCAAGAACAAAAGCGATATGCGCTTCGTACAGCGTGTGCTCAACAACCACGTGCTGCCGCTGCTCGAGGCACGTGGCTACCCCGTCAATGGGGGCAAGTTCGTTTTCCCAAAGGCGGCAGAGCAGCTGACGGTAGCTGACATTGTGCAGCTGTCAGACATAATGCCCATACCGCAAAGCTACCTGCATGAAAAGTATTCAATACCTGTGCCCGAGAATGACGAGCCGATAGCACGGCGACAGCCAGCCACCTTCGAACCTGTGAATATCGACGAGGGGGAAGGTACGGCAGCCGTGCAGAATATCGATGGCAGTGCGGTACCGACAAAAAGCACACAGGCACGCCAAAGGGCAGAAGCATCTTTCTTCAGGCGGCTAAGAGATTTTTTCGCCGAAGCCCCCACGATGATGGGGGCGAACTCGAAGTTACCATACCTCACAACGACGCTTAGCGATGATACGCTCGATAACCGCCTGATAAAGCGTGTGGCAAATGGCGATGCACCTTACTTTGATGCGGAGCTGTTCAAGTTCATATCTGACGACCTTTTAAACGCCATTCATAAGGTGTTTAAACGCCCCATAAAGAATGCCGCATACACTTACGACAACTTCGACCCTGCATTCGTTACGGCGATGGAACAAAACCTTTTCCACTTCTCTGCGGCAAAGACACTGGCAGAAGTGCAGAAATTGAACCAGCTATACCGCAAGGCAAAGAGTTTTGAAGAATTTACTGCCGAAGCGCAAAAGCTGTGCGGCAAGTTCAACAAGGTATGGCAGCGTACCGAGTATGAGACAGCCAACCTTACGGCGGAGGCTGCGGCGAACTACCAGCGGTTAATCAAAAAGGCTAACCGCTTTCCTTATTGGCAATACGTTACGGCAGGTGATGAGAAAGTGAGAGAAGAACACCGCAAACTAAATGGCGTAATCCTTGAAGTTAAAGACCCACGTTGGGATAAAATCTATCCACCTAATGGTTGGAAATGCCGTTGCAGGGTGAAGCCATTGCTAAGAAACGAAGCCAACGAGTCTATTATAAAGGAATCGCAACAGACGGTAGATAAGTTCTTCGAGTCTAAAGAGTGGACGAATGCGGTAGCTTCGCACTTTGACCACAATCCCGGCAAGCGCGGACACGTCTTCAACGCCAATCAGATGTATGTTAAGAAGTTCCCAAATAAGGCTACAAAGCTAATGGATAAGGTAACACCTGACGATTGGGGGCTCAAGCATTCTTACAGGCAGCTTATTCGTGATGCCACGAAAAAGGCAAGTCTATATGAAGGCAATGCCGCTGATTGGTGGGACTTACACAAGAAGGTGGTAGAAAAGGAAGAGGCATTGCCTGTGGAAGACTTTGCCAAACGAACATGGTATATGGATAAAAAAAGTTTTGATGGGCATACCACTGACACCAAGAAAAAGCGTGCTTTCAGAACAAAATACCTTGATACCATCAGCGAGGTAATGAAAGACCCTGATGAGGTTTGGCTTAGCAAAGACCCTGATATGGACCAAACGCAAGATAATTATCTTAACCAATGGCTTTATATCAAGTATTACGAAGGTGTGGCTATTGTGTGTGTCTGCAAGTTACAAAATCAACAGATGAATTTCAAGACATGGTACGAGTTGCACGATGATAAGATAAGGAAAGGCTTGTTGATATACAGGAAGAAATAAAAAAGCGGAAAGGTGCAGTCCTTACGTCCGCCGTCCTAATTCTTGGTTTCGCCACACGTGGCAAGTCCGCGTCATACGGTTGGATAGTGGTGTCTGCACCTTTTCTTCAGATTGATGCCAACCCCCGCTGGTACTCCAGCCTATTGCGGTATTCCTATCATCTGCGAGGATGTTCCGTATCATTATCCCAGTTGTTGGCACTGCATTGCAAAGATAACTAATAATTTCAATAAAACAACCCAATATCGACAAAAAGATGAATTTAAGAGAATTAGAAGCATACTTAAGTAGCCTGCCCGACAAACTTATGGGCGACACTGCCGAAATTGTCGCCGAAACGGCTACGGAGTATTTTAAGGAGACTTTTCGCAAGAAGGCTTTCGACGGCAACCCGTGGACGCCTGCCAGGACGGCTAAAAGGCGTGGGTCGCTGCTCATCGAATCGGGCGCAATGATGAACAGCATACGCCCGCTGGTTGTTACCCCGCAGCGTGTCGTCATTGCTGCGGGAAACCAAAAGGTTACATACGCCAAGGTGCACAACGAGGGCTACGATGGCGAGGTGCAGGTACCGGCGCACAGCCGCCGCACGAAAAGGGGCAGCACGACGGTAAAGGCGCACAGCCGTACGGCACATGTCATACAGCGCCAATTCATGGGCGACAGTGAAGAACTGAACGACAGAATTAAAGGAAGAATAGTAGATTATATAAAAAGTTTGACCAATGAATAAAGATTTTTTTCTTGCCGTTACCAACCATATAGCGGCAAATGTGCCACAAGTCAAGTGGGTGGATGCTGACGAAGGGCAGCTTAACGTTTCAGGGCGTCCTCCTGTAGCGTTCCCCGCATGCTTGGTAGATATTAGCTATCCACAGTGTGAAAGCCTTTCGGGTGGTGTGCAGCGCATACGTGCAAGGGTGGAACTGCGTGTTGTATTCGCCATTCAGGGCAGTACGAATGCTGCTGCACCTGCTGCTGTACGCGAGCGGTCGTTGGCTCGGTTCGATGTGCTGGAAGCTCTCCACAAGGCGTTGCAGTGGTGGAATGGCGGCGGACTGTTCAACCCCTTAAAACGCATCAGCTCTACGCCGGAGCGCAGAGCCGATGACTTGAAGGTGTATAGGGTGGTTTATGAAACGGAATTCTTCGATTAGTGCCACTCAAAGCCGGGGAACTGCTTTGCCAGCTTCTGTGTTGTTGGGCGTTGCTCCAATAACGAATGCAGCAGCTTATCTTGGTCTACCAATGCGTTCTGTATGGTGCGGTCGCCAACGAAAAATTCATAGTCGGAAAGAATTTTCATTACGTCGTCGAAGCGGCGTCGTTTTATTTCGGTCCAATAGTAGTAGCGGGCTACGATGGTGCGGTTGCGCTTTGCCAATCGGTCTTGTGGTGTGGTAATGGTGGCATCACCGCTGGGCAGCGTGAAAGCGCGGCGGCGTATCTTCGTTTCACGGTGCGCCACCTCGCCAAGACCAAAATTTAACATCAGCTGCTGCGTCATAGAACTAAAAGGATTTGCAGCACAAAGATACAAAAAAAGATGCTGACTGTCAAATTATCAGCATCTTTTTTTATTAGCTTATCTTTTTTTAGTCCGTCCAGGCAGTTATTTCGTTGTGCTCTCTACCTTTTTACGCTCGAACACGTCTATTATCTGTGTTTCCGCAAGTGCCACCACTTCGTAGTCTATCATCGTGGCTGCAAAATGTTCAGAAATACAGCTGCGAGCATCTGCTATTGATGATGCCTGCACCAAGTAATTGATATTACTCCTACGTACCTTTTCTGTCTTTTCGTCAATGCTTTGGATAGATACCCTCGCCTTGTAGAACTTGAATGCCTCTTTGTCTGTGAACAAAATTTCGGCATACGGTGCTATCGCCACCGCCCTTATGTCCGTTTCGCCTGCACTTACGTAGGCTGCCATTTCTGACACGATGACTGCTTCTGCCTCGCCAAAGCTGATAGCTTCAACCACGTACTGTTCTGTTACTTTCTTGTGTGCGCCATTTTCCATTGTTTTCTCATAGCGGTATTTTACTTCATACCACATGCTTGTTTTACTTCTCATTTTTTTGTTTGTTTTGTTGTTATTTACTTTGATTGAAAAGGCTTAGTTCGTCGCCTTTCTGATATACTATCTCCACCCACGACCTTTCGGGCTCGTCGATCTCGTGCAAGGTTTCTGCGTCCAGTGGACCGAAGTAAAAACCCTTGTCGCCCTTCATGTACTTTATAGGGGCTTTTATCAATTTAGCCCGTATGTGTATGTGGGAGCGGCGGGGTACTTCGGGTTTGCCGGTAAGCCATTCAGGCTTGACACAGGTGCAATTTCGGTATACACCCTCCACTTGGTAAATGCGCCCTTTGTGTAATTCTTCGTGCCCTACCCAATGGTAGGTAAACTTATCGCCTACTTGTATCATAATGCTATTTTTTAATTGTTATACGTTGCCCAACCTTTGTTTTCATATAGGTAAGGCTATCTACATTCACTTCGTGCACCCATCGCTTGTTGGCGACAAAAAGAGTAAATTTTGACGGCACGAACTCGGGCTCGTGGTGGTGTGGGCGCACTACGGGAATGATGACAGACGCCTCTTCAACCTCTTGTGCTCTTTCGTTGTCCATGTGTCCTTTTATCCACACTTTTGCTACTACAAAGCCGTGTATCTCCTTCTTGCCGCATGCAGCAAGAAGGAATAGTGCGAAAATAAAAAATACTACCTTTTTCATACCCGTTAGCTTTCTGTCATTCCCAATGGTATTTGCTTCCACGCCCCATTGTCATTTCTCACTTCGGCACGTATGAACTGCTTGCTCACTGTCGGCTGATAGCTTTCTTCGATGATGCGCACACCTTCCAAAAAGCGTTCGTTGCCGTTGTCCTCCGCTATCTTGCGCAGCTGAACGATGCGTGATGCCTTCAGCGTGCCCTGTGCATCGCGCGCCAACAGGCGGAACACCATATTTACCAATGCCTGCGTGTCAGTATCTTTTGCCAACGAAGAAATAAAATCTTTCACGATGGCAATGCCGTCTTCCACCGTATCACGGTAGCCGTCGGTGGTGTATTGCCCTATCGTCAGGCGCATGCTGCCGTCGGAAGTGGTGAAAGTGTGCGAACGCTGCTCGGGATTTTTCGTCTTGAACAGCTCTGCTTTTGCCGCTATGATGGCTTTAAAGTTGTCAATAACTTTTTGCTTTACCGTCTTAATATCGCCCGAAAGCTCCTGCAAGATGGGTATAGCTGCGCTTACCTCGTCATCTACCATTTGTTTATACACTTCGCGCTCTGCCTTGGCTTTTGCCGCAGCTGCCTTCTTTTCTTCCTCTGCCTTGAATTGTGCGAAGCGTGCTTGCTCCTCGGCAGTCATTTCAACTTTTACTGTGTCCATTTTCTTTTTGTTTTTTGATGATTACTCTTATTTTCTTGTTTACCTCGTTAAGGTCTTTTATCGTTAGCTCTCTGAACGGCTTTCCGGCTATTCGGGGGTTCTTGCAGAAAGCATCTACGGTTGCCCAGTCGGTGGTGTCCAGCCCGTATATTTGTAGCTGGTGCAGAACTCCGCTGCGTGCCTTGCGCAATGCTGCCTGCTTCAGGGCTACCTTGTTGTCATTGTTTACCACCCGCTCCATGTCGCGGCACATAACATCGTACTCCCACTTTGATGCCTCTCGGAGCGACTTTGTTCGTCCCTGTGTGTATTGCCACACCAGTGTTTCCTTATCAGCACCCGGCAGCTGCTTCAATAGCATATAGAATCGGGCGTAATTTTTTATCACTTGTGCCATGTTACCTTATTCTTCATTAAATATGAAATCGTTTTTAATTCGACTTATTTTAAATGTTTTGCGTACTTCTTCGGGCGAAATACCATACTCTTCAAAGGGTATTTGTGGAGCTATAAAATTCCAGCATTTTGTTTTTATTTTCTCGTGAGAGCATTTTTTATTTTTGGTAACAAAAATTCCGCTTAAAACAATTTTCTTATACCCTTTTGCAAAAATACTTACGCTCACCGAATAAAGCGCATTTAACTCTTTCTTTACATTTTCCATATTATACTATATTATATTATATTATTTTGTAGGTTAATACTGGGCGGCGGTTGCGCAGCACGTCTAATACTGTTATGCCTTCGTCTTCCATGATACGAGTGCCTATCGTACTTCTGATGCTTCGCTTTATGTCGGTATTTTTGTGCCACTCATAAATGCAAAAATTAATGTACCGCTCCAATTCCTGCCAAAAGCCGGGCGTATCTTCTACTTCGTCCTCGCCGTAGCGGCATACCACTTGCCATTGCAAGTCCAGAAGCCATGCTGGCTTTCTGCTGCATACTGAATAGCGGTACAACTTTCCTTTCTTTCTTCCTTCCATATAAAATACCTCCTTTTATTTTACTTTTTTATCGTGTTACTTTCCCCAGATTTCCACTCAATAGTTACAACGGCATTGAGCCTACCGCTGCCTTTACATATTGGGCATTCCTTTTTATACAGCTCTTGATACTCGTCCTCTTGCCAGTGGAATCCATTTCCTTGGCAATATGGGCAACTATGCCCTCGGCTTTCGAGGCTCTCTGTCATGCGACCACCTGGAATCATTCGCCCTGGCGTTATTTCCACAATTCTTTTTTCTCCACTCATATCCTATTGTATTTCTAATTGTACGTGGAAGTGAAGTTTGCTGTTCTTTTCATATTATCTCAATTGAATATTATTTACTTTTCATTCACCCCAGTATTCCTCGGCTCGTTCTGCCCAAATGGTATAATACCCGCGGTTACCGAAATAACGTCCCTTGCTTATTGCCCTGTAGCCCTCCACCCATATTTTCAGCGATGCGCTGTACATCGCACTTTGGGCGGTACGCCCGAGTGGCTTCAAGCCATCTGCCTGACTGATGAATATTATCAGCTTGCCGGCATGCCGCTTGCAGAACGCCTCATACTCGCCCAGCGAAATATGGGCGTACTGAAAACTGTCCACTACGACAATATCAGGAGCACGCCGCCTGCTTAGCCTGTCGTCAAGCTCTGCAAAGCTGTCGTTCAGCAGCACAAAGTTGCTGCCCACATCGCCCATACCTACGCGCACCAGTGCGTTTTGCATCGTCAGGCTGCTGCCTTCTTCCAGCGAGTCGTAAGCCACCTTACCATAGCGGGCAAGCTGCTTGCACAGCTGCAGCACAAAGGACGTCTTGCCGTTGCCGCTCTTGCCCCATATAAACCAAACCCCGCCCTGCTCGGGTTGTCCGAAGGCTTCCTGCCATTCACCCTCGAACTCATATACCTTTCTGTTCATACGCATTAAATCTGTCATACTTAGTGCCTTTTTCAACATTTCAAATACTATTTAATCGCCGTTTAAATACCGTTTAATTATTTCATTCGCTTTTGCTTGTGCACGGCTTTCTTCACACGGCGCAGGTCGAAATCGTACTGCCCGGCATCTTTCATTACCGCCGACGTCTGCTTTTCGTTCAAGCCGTTGCCCGTGCAAATGGCGTAAACATCGTTTGGCGACGTGCGCTCCACCTCGAAGAACTTGCGCCCCATACGGCTGTGTATTTCGTTGTAGCCGCACTTGTTATAGCGCAGCCCTATCTGCATGCGGCGCTTGATGTACGATGTTGAAAAGAACACGATACCGCACTTATCCTCCAAGCGATTGTATAGGTCGATGAAGTAGTGGAATACTCTTTCCGTCAATTTGTCTGCTTCATCGAATATCAGCAACGGCTCTTCCATCTGCACAAGGCTGTCGATAATGCGGTCGAGCAGCTCACGAATGCTGTAACCTTCCGTTCTTAAACCTACCTTACGTGCAATTTCACGCACAAAGTCGCTTTTGCGCATATCTTCGCTGCACAGCACATAAAAGACTTCGCGCTGTTCGTCGGCAAAAAGGCGTGCCGTGGTTGTCTTACCGCAGCCTGCATCGCCCACCACCCACGTTACGTTCCTCCACTCCTTGGCGTCATTCAGGGCAAATACCATTTCTTTATATGCCGTTGTTTCCACTATTTGCCAGCCGTCGCCCTGCTTGTAACCGATTTGCGATGCAACATTTTTCCACATTTCATCGCTGACATTATCCCAGTTGCCTTTCAGTAGCTGGCTCACAGTTGCCGCGCTGATACCCACAAGGCTTTGCGCTGCCTTGTTCTGACTGCCATACTTAGCCACGTAGGCTTTTAAACTCTCTGTTATCTGCTGTTTTTCGTTTGTTCTCATTGATTTACATTTTAAGTTGTTTATAATTTATCCGCTGTCTTCCGCTCATCGTACAGAACTTCTTCCCAGCCTATATTCGACAGCTTCTTCGTGTGCTGCCCCAGCTCCACCACTTCAGCATAGTTATCGCCTTCAAGCCTACTTATACGGTCTACTGCCTGTTGCTGCTGCTCCGCTGTAAGTCCCTTTAATTTTGGGTAGTTCAATCCGTTCTGTTCGGGGTCTGTGCCATGCCGCTTGGCTATCGTTCTGCCCGCTACCACACGCTCTATACGCTCTTGCTTGCCACGCTCTATGTCGGCATGTATGCGTGCCTTTTCTTCTGCACTTTGGTCTTGCATCGCACGGTGTATCTGCATATACGGCTTCGCAACGGTGCAGAAATGCAGTTTTTTGGCACGGTCGATGGAATAAAGGTTTACCGTCGTCATATCCATTGGGTCGTATTGCACGTAGAACTTCTCCCACGTGTGCAGCCTTCGCCATTCCCTGTCGGGTATCTGCACGCCGTTTTCGTCCACCGTAACAACCTCCCAGTGGTAGTGCTTTTTGTCTATCGTCATCTTTATACCGCTGTCGGTGAACGTTACAGGCTTGTCGCTCATTATCCAAAACATATCCTGCATTTCGTACTTGCCCACGGCAGGTGTGTCTTCGTTCACGCTGCCCTCGTAAAGTGCCATGCGGCTGCTGTCGTGCTTTGGGTGCTTTGCCTCGTTCCACTCCTTGCGGCACTGGGCGTACAGCTCGCACAATTCCTGATATGTCGGCAATTTGTCGCGGTTGGCTGCCACCATCTCCATATTGGGGCGGCTCGTCAGCTTTTTTGCCGTAACATTCTGCCCGGTAAAGTTGAAGTAGCGTGCCAACACTTGTTGTTGGAAGCGACCGAAGATGCTTTCAATCGTCTTCGACTCGCCATTATAAGGCATCGTCGGGCGGTGTATGTGGCAAAGCCTATCCAAAAAGCCCTTTTCCTTTTCGTCGCCGGTGTTTTTTTTGCCCTGACGGTTCAGCTTATTGTGTCCGCCTTGGTTGTCGTGCACTATCTCGTAAGGCTTGTGCCCGCTGCGCTGCACCGCCATGCGGAAAGCTCCGTACTGTGCCTCGAAGTTCTCGCTTTCGCTGATGTGGTAGCCCAATAGCACTTCGCTGAAGCCATCTACCACCTCGTACACGTTTATCGTCTTCACCGTCTTTCCGTCCCGATAGTACAGGTTAAGCTTCGTGCCGTCGCCATACCAAAGGCTGTCGCGGCGGGTCGGCAATATCGTGCTTTGCTTGCGTCCGAAGCGTTGGCGGGCAACCTGTTCGCCGTGCACGGCATCACACCACAACTGTTCAATCTTTGGGCTGTACAGCCACGCTTGCATGGAACGCACGCTCTTAAGCTGCTTCCACCTACGGAACACCGCTATTTCGTTGTACTTTGCAAATAGCTGTTCGTCGGTGTATCGTGGTGTATGGCTGCGCTTCAATGCTACCAACACGTCGCGTCCTTCGGCTGTTATCTTTATGGTGTTTACATTGCCGAGCTTCTTGCTGACAACGCTTTCGTAGCCGTCCTTCTGAAAGGCGCATATTCTTGCTTTCAGGCGGCTAAGGCTGGCAGGCAGCGTGTGGTGGTAGCGTTCGCGCAGCTCTTCGCTGTTCTGCAACACCATCTCCCACACGTCGGTAGCCCTTGCATTGAGGCTTGCCATCATCGCCTTGCGTTCCATTTTCATGCGCACCAGCTCGCCCAGTACACTGGCGTTGGTGGTGTATTCGGCTATCAATTCTTTGTCGAGCGTTGTGTACTCGCCATTCTTGAAGTATTCATATTCTTCAAAGAAAGTGCGTGCGCTTTCGTCGTACTTAACTGTCTTGCGCATCTCCCTTTCACGCAGCACATCTTCGGGGTTGCCGTACTTCTCCATAAATCTTTCCCTATACTTTTTCGGCATGGAATCAAAGCTGTACAGTGCGCATCTACCCTCGCCACCGCCACGGCATACACAGAAGATGTTCTTGCGGAATAGATTTGATTTTAGCGTACCCTTTTTCATCACAGGGTCGCTTCCATTTATCAGCTCCGCTTCTGTTACGCACAGCATTTTGTTGTAATATTCCATACTTCGCTGCTTTTTTATTATCTTTCGACTTCGCTACGTTGCGACTTTCGGCTGTCCAGTATTTTTGTAAGGCAGTTTTTCAGTAATTTACACAGCCGATTTTCCTTGCTGTTGGCAATCATTACCACAATTCCGCCTGCAGTTTCACGTACAATTACAGAAGTATTCTTTTCTGCAATCTCTAAAATAACATTTGTGTCTTTTCCAAAAGTAATTTCCATAGTTTTACCTCCTTATAATCCTGCAGCAAACAGCTGCATTTCTGTCAATTCTTCAATCGTTCTTATATGAACATCGCGGCAAACATTGCCTTTTTTGTCAAACACCTTGACGCTACCGGTAGCCCACACCAAGACGAGCTTTGCGCCATTCTCAAAAGGTTGCACCATTTCACCGGCTGCTGTGTTGTGTATCGTCTCGAATGCCGGTAGCTCGTTCATAAGTACCCCGCCACGGTGCAAAGCCAACTTCCTAATGCGCTTTGCCAAATCACTATTGCCACGCTTTGCATCAAAGTACAAAGCGAAATCAACCATAGAGCGGGAAACGTTGAGTGCCGTTTCTATCCATTCTTTTTCTTTTCCCGAGATTTTAATGTACTTCTTCATTCCTATTTTTCTTTTATATATATTGTTAATTTTAATTCATAGCCTTCTGCATTTACCCATACATCTTCATCGCCAAAGGCTTCTCCTATGATTTTTAGGTCTAAAGACGACGTGAAGCCAGCAATACCAACTATTACCACCTCAGGTGAATTTTGATATATATTCAGCACTTCTATTTCATGCTCGAGAGGCAAAGCACCAATAATCTCCTCAATTTCTTCTTTTGATGTCCATTTTTCCATATTACATTATTTTATTAGTTTAAATTCTTATTTGTAGCCCCTTTTTCGTATCTTTGGGGCGTGTAGAAATTCTTACACGTTGCAAAGATAACATTTATTTTTGACGCAGCAAACAAATTTGGCATTTATTTTTGCCGTTTTCAAAATAATTATGGGTACGATAAAGGATAGATTACAAAAAATAGCTGATTATGACAATCTTTCTATACGGAAGTTTGAAGAGAAATGCGGACTAAAAAGAGGTAATATAAGCAATATGGGAGAGGACAGTAGTATTGGTTCTGATAAATTGTCGAAAATAATTGACACATATCCTGCTCTGAATATAAAATGGTTACTTACTGGCAGTGGTACAATGCTTGAAAATGATACCCCACCACCACTTGAGGCAGCCGTTCAGCCGATATACCAGCCATACAACCCCGAAAAAAAGGTAGACAACCAAATTATTAACCTGTACGACTTCGAGGCGACGGCAGGCTTGCGTTCGCTGCTCGATAACCGGCACGCCAATATCATCGACACTATTAAAATACCCAACATGCCTAAATGCGATGGTGCTATACATATAGTAGGCGATTCGATGTACCCACGCTTGAAGCCAGGAGATATAATTTTTTATAAAAAATTACCCATCGACCTGCAAAGCATTCTGTACGGTGAAATGTACCTGCTTTCATACTGCATAGATGGCGATGACTATTGCGTTGTGAAGTACATAAAAAGGTCTGATAAGGGCGAACCATTCATAACACTGGCTTCGCACAACCCGGCACACGAAGATACCGATATTGATTTCCGCTGTGTTAATGCCATCGCCCTTATCAAGGGTTCTTACAACCAAACAACCATGTCCTAAATGTAAAAATATATGATTTTAAATCCAGAAAACATAAAGAAAATTGATAAGATATTAAAGCTGGCGGAAGAGCGTCGAATTGTTGATACAAATACTTTGCCTGATTGGACAAAAGATGATACAATTCTTTTCAATTCATTTATAAAAGAAAGTGGGTATGGAAAAATATTAACACGAGGTGTGTATTTAATTAACGATACGGGCTTGAATTTTATTAAAACAAGCTCTATGGAGCAAGTATATGACAAAAGATTAAAGGAGAAAAATGCGAAAGACGCAGAAAACCTTCTAACACAAAAACAGATTGCAGCTGCAAAAAGAGAGCCTTATTTAATTGCGTGGGGCATCATTACCACTTTAGCAAGCATTATTCTTGCAATTCTGCAACTCGTCAAATAATTTAGCTTTCTTTCGGTATTCTGAGAATTTTTCGAGTAGTTCTTTTATTAAACTACAATTACCATCTGCTAACTCTACACGGGTAAAGCAAGAAGGCTCTTTGCCTTGCATATCACATACAACATATTCAGAGATGATACGTTCAATTTGATACAATGCACGATAACTTACAATTAAATTGCGAATAATTCCCAT